GATATTCAACTTGCAATGTTGAACTCTGGTTCTGAATATAAGTTGGAGGAAGCGAAGGCAGATTTAAAAAGCTAGACACGATTGGTTTTTTATGTTTTTCTTAGCTTCAGAACTAGGAATGACGATTCAAGAACTTACCAGTAAATTAACTTACGAAGAATATACAAATTGGCTTGCTTACTATGAGTTAAAAAAAGAATACGAAGAAAAGGCTTACGAAGATGCAAAGAATAAATCACGAGCAAGAAAACGCTAAAAGCGGTACACTAAAATAAAGTTTTATTTTTGCTGTGGCCGATTACGGTGTAAATATAAATTTAAGAGTAAAAGGTCAATCTGGTCTTGATAGGTTAAATAATAAAGTAAAAGAATTAACAAAAAGTGTAGATAATATTCGTCAGATAGACATAATGAATCCTCGAAATACAGGAGGAAAAGCAGGACAAGGTGCTCGTAATGAATTAAAGAAATATAGACAAGACATGGAAGATATTGTTAAAAGCGTCAATAAAGCCAAAGGTGCATTTGGCGAAACGGCTGCTCAACAAATGGCAGTATCAGATGCCTTAGAAGAATATACAAATAATGTAAAGATTGGAACTAAAGAACACAAAAACGCATTAGCAGCAACAAACAAACAAAATGCAGCTATAGGCAGAGAAACAATTTCAATTACTAAAAATACAGAGGCACAAATTAAAAATAACAAAGCACAAGCTCAAGGAAATAAACTTAATAAATTTGACAATAGAAGCACTGGAGCAGCTTTAAAAAGTGGACTTATTTCTGGTGCATTTCCATTGTTATTTGGACAAGGCTTAGTTGGAGGTGCTGCTGGATTTGGAGGAGGTTTTATTGGAACGAAAATGGGTGGTCAGATGGGAGGCTTCGCAGGAGGTCTTGTTGCTACCGCTCTCTTACAACAATTAACTACATTGTTTGCAAAATTAAATGAATTAGGTGGTGCTTTTGATGAAATAAATCCAAATATAGATGCACTTACAGTTTCATTGGGATTAGCTGGAACAGCAGAAGCAGAAAGATTGAAATTCATAGAAAGAACTCAAGGAGCTCATGTTGCTTTAGCTATGGCTACTGAAAAAATGACAAAAGTTGTAGGTCAAGATGGAGTTGAAAGTTTAAGAGAATTTGCAGAAACTAGCCAGTTATTAGGTAATTCATTTAAAAAAGCCATGTTAAAAATTCAAGTTGCTATGGCTGATCTTTTTAATGCTTTAGGAAAATTTGTTCCAGGAGCAGGAAAAGCTCAGAGTGTTGAAGCTGGCAGATTAGCACAACTTGGAGGAGCAGGAAAAGATCCATTTTTACAGGCTCTTATTGCTGAACAGAAAAAAATTGAAGAAGAATTAAAAGTAATTGAAAAACAGAATCTTAATAAAAAAATAAGGCAAGAAGCTCTTGGCCCATTTAGTTTTGGAAGTGGTGGATTATTTCCTTCTCAGATAACTGAAACTGCTGAAAAACAAGTTAATGACCAAGAAAATAAAGTTAATTTACAATTAAGATTGGATAGTTTAAGTAAAGAGATTGATTTACGGACAGAAAATTTTGCACAAATAGGTAAAGGTGTTGAATTAGATCAAAGAAGGCAGAATATTCTTGAAGAGGGATTAAAAAGTATTACAGATCAAAATACATTTTTACAAAATCAACTTGTATTAGGAAAACAAGGTGCAGAAATTGAAAAATTAAAAGCTGAAATGGCAAATAAAATGAAAATTGCCGTTGAAGATCTTAAACCTTTACAAGTTGAACAAATTAAAGATGCTGTAAAACTTAGAGATGAATTAACAAAATTAAACGATTTATATGCAGGAATCGCTTCGACAATAGAGACAGGTTTAGTTGATGCGATAGAAGGTGCGATACAAGGCACTAAAACCCTTGGAGATGTGGCTCGTAGTGTATTTGCACAGATACAACGATCTCTTATTCAGTACGGTGTAAACGCTTTTTTAGGAGGTTTACCAGGAGGTATTGGTAAGTTCTTCGGAACTAGGGCTGACGGAGGTTCAGTTAAAGCTGGAGGAAGCTATATGGTCGGAGAACGTGGTCCAGAAATGTTTACACCTGGAGTTTCTGGTATGATTACACCAAATCATGCTCTTGGCGGTTCGACAAGTATTGTAGTAAATGTAGATGCCTCTGGATCTAATGTAGAGGGAAATGAACAGCAAGGTAGAGAACTTGGTCGTGTTATATCTGCTGCGATACAATCTGAATTATTACAGCAAAAACGACCTGGAGGTTTACTTGCATAATGGCTAATTTTGATAATCTAAATATAAAGCCAACATACGGACAGCAAAAAAGATCAGCACCAAATACTAGAATAGTTCGTTTTGCTGATGGTTATGAACAGCGTATATTATTTGGTCTTAGAGAGCATCAAAATCCAAAAGTATTTAATTTTACTTTTAATGTTTCCGAAACTCAAGCCGATCAGATAGAAGATTTTTTAGATGATAGGGCAAATGATAGTGCCAGCTTTGATTTTACTCCACCTGGAGAAGCTAGTTCTTCTAAGTTTGTCTGCGAAACATGGAATAAATCAATTCCATATTTAAACAGAGCTACGATACAGGTTACATTTAGGGAGGTATTTGAACCATGAGTACTGCTCCTGTCTTTAGTGAAATTCAAAAAATAAATCCTTCAGCAATTATCGAACTATTTACTTTGCAACTAGATACATCTTTACATGGTGCAAATACAATTTATAGGTTTCATGCAGGATCAAACTTAAATGCAAATGGTGAAATTCTTTGGGTTGGCAATAGTTACCAAAGATTTCCCATACAAGCATCAGGTTTTGCATATCAACGTGGTCAAATTCCTAGACCAAAACTTACTATAAGTAATGCTTCAGGACTTATATCGGCTATTCTCAGTGAAGTTAATAAAGTAACTGCTGGTAATGATTTAACAGGTGCTACTGTTACAAGAATAAGAACAATGGCAAGATTTATTGACCCCGAAAATTTCCCAGGAAATATTAACCCCTTGGGTACACCAGATAATACAGCAGAATTTAAACGTCAAATATATGTTATAGACAGAAAAGCAGTAGAGAATAGAGAAATTGTACAATTTGAATTAGCAGGAGCTATTGATATGGCTGGAGTTCGAGCACCCAAACGTCAATGTACCCGTGCTTTATTTCCTAGTATTGGTACATTTATTCAATGACCTGGAAAGATGACGCATTGGTTCATGCGAAAGACCAAGACCCTAAAGAATCTGTAGGACTTCTACTTAACATAAAAGGTAAACAAAAATATTATCCTTGTGAAAATTTAGCTATATCTGGCTATCAAGAGTTTATTTTAAATCCAGAAGATTATGTAAAAGCAGATAATTTAGGAGACATAATTGCAGTTGTTCATAGTCACCCTATGACTCCACCTGTACCAAGTCAAGCCGACAGAATAAGTTGTGAACATAGCAAATTACCTTGGCATATTGTTAATCCTAAAACTGGTGAATGGGGAGAATGTAAGCCAGAAGGTTACGTTCCAGAATTATTAGGTAGACCTTGGGTTTGGGGTGTCACTGACTGTTGGAGTCTAGTTGTCGATTGGTATAAACAAGAAAAGAATATAAAACTAAAAGATTATGCAAGAACTATGACCCCACAGCAATTTTTAGATAATCCATTATTTGAAGATTATGCTTGGCGAACAGGGTTTAGAGAACTAAGACCTGATGAATCTTTAGAGAAAGGAGATGTGTTATTAATGTCAATAATGTATCCTACATTGAATCATGTTGGCATTTTTCTTGGAGATATGGTTTTACATCATTTAGCAGGTAGACTATCTTGTAGAGAGCCATATTCTGAGTGGCTGTTAAAATGTACTGGTAAAAGGTATCGTTATGCTCAGAAAAGTTAAACTTTATGGAGAACTAGCCGAATTTGTAGGCCACAAAGAACTTGATGCTGTTATAAATTCTACTGCTGATGCAATACGTTTTTTAATTACAAATTTTCCAAAGTTGGAAGCACATATGGGTCAAAGATACTACAAAGTATTAGTTGATGACTATGAAATAGGAAAAGAAGATATACATAATCCTACAGGTAAATCCGATATAAATATTGTTCCTGTTATTACTGGTGCTAGTGGTAATTTTGGAAAAGTATTATTAGGAGGATTATTAATAGGAGCTTCTTTTTTATTCCCTGGTGCTGGTATGTTTGGAACTGTTAGTGCTTCTGGAAAAATTGCAGCAGGAACAACTATGGCAGGATTCACTGCGGGAAGTGCATTTATGACGGGAGTAGGAACTCTAACAAGTGTTATTGGTGCATCTCTTGTTTTACAAGGTGTATCAGATATGTTATTTCCAGTTGATGATTCAATAGATGAAGAAGATCCTCGGATATCATTTAGTTTTTCTGGAGTGCAAAATACTAGCCGTGCAGGAACTAGCCACCCTATTGTTTATGGAGAAATTGTCACTGGATCGGTGGTTATCTCTGCTGGAATTGACACTCATCAGGTATCAGCATGACAGATAAAATTATTAGAGGTTCTGGCGGATTTTTTGCTCCTCGTCAAAGAAAACCTATAAGAGAACCTGATACTTTAAATAGTAAACAGTTTGCTTCAATTCAAGATTTATTATCAGAAGGCGAAATAGAAGGATTTGCTACCCCTTCAAAAGCAGGATTAACAAGAGATACAGCAGCTTATAATAATGCAGCTTTAAAAGATATATTTTTAGATGATACTCCTATTCTTCAATCTGATGCTAATAATTCAAGCCCAGAAACATCAAAATTTAATTTTCAAGATGTAACATTTACTCCTCGTTATGGAATAGGAAACCAAGAACCTATTCCAGGTATTGAAAGTAGTCAAGTAACTAAAGCTGTTGGAGGAAACCCCCCGTCTAACCCTGCTGGCACTAATGCTTCTGGAGATTCTAATGCTGTAACTCGTACCGTTTCAGATACAAATATAGACGCTGTAAAAGTAACAATAACTTTTCCTCAACTACAAAGAGCGACTGACCAAGGAGACTTGTTAGGTGCTAGTGTTCATTTAAGTATTCAAGTCTCATACCAAAGTGGTAGTTTTACTAATGTAATTGATGAAGTAATTACAGGTAGAAGTGCTGATGCCTACGAAAAAGAATATCGAATTTCATTTGATAGAACCAGGATTGATGCTGGCACTGCTTTTCCTGTTGGAATCAGAGTTAGAAGAAATACTATAGATAGTACATCTGAACAATTAAAAGATGAATTTATTTGGACAAGTATTACTGAAATAGTTGATGACAGACAGCCTTATAATAATAGTGCTTATACAAATTTAAGGTTAAGTTCTGAACAGTTTAGTGCTGTACCAAAAAGAGCTTTCCGTATTCGTGGCATAAAAGTAAGAATACCAGGTGCAGGAGCATCTAATTCTGGTACTCCTACTGTTGATTTACAAACAGGGAGAATTGTTTACCCAGATAACTATATCTTCAATGGAACAATGGGTGCTGCTCAATGGTGTTCATGCCCTGCCATGATACTTCTTGACCTTCTCACTACTGTAAGATATGGATTTGGAACGCATATCACAGATAGCAATTTAGATTTATTTAGTTTTGTAGCAGCTAGTAAATATGCAAATACATTAGTACCAGACGGTTTTGGAGGAGAGGAAGCTAGATTTAGTTGTAATGTTAATTTACAGGGATCAATGGAAGCCTATAAGTTGATAAATGAATTAGCTGGTGTTATGAGATGTTTTCCAATATGGTCTGAAGGTTCTGTAACTCTTGCTCAAGACGCTCCAACTGATACTAGCTATTTATTTAGTTTGGCAAACGTAGGTGAAGGTGGCTTTTCATATTCTGGTAGCAGTTTAAAGCAAAGACACTCTGTTATAGCTGTAAGTTATTTTAATATGGACAGCAGAGAAATAGATTATGAAGTTGTAGAAGCAGAAGAAACTATCCGAAATAAACTTGGAATAGTAAAGAAAGATGTAAAAGCATTTGCCTGTACTTCTCGTGGTCAAGCACAGAGACTAGGTAAAGCAATATTATTTAGTGAGCAAAACGAATCTGAAGTAGTAAGCTTTACAACATCAATAGAAGCTGGTGCGATAGTAAGACCTGGAAGTGTGATTGCAATAAACGATCCAGTAAGAACTGGAGAAAGAAGAGCAGGTAGAATAAAGGCAGCAACCACTAATACTGCTGGAACTGCTAGTCTAATAACAGTAGATAATACACAGGATTTAGCTACTGTCATTTCTGGAATTAGTGTAAATAAAAAATTAAGAGTAATACTACCAGACGGTTCAGTTGAGGTTGGAGATGTAGTAGGAAATCTCACTGGCTCTGTTATAACCGTAAACAATGTAACAAGAAAAGATGGGTCAACGGGTAATGCCACTTTTACAGAAGCTCCAAATGTTAACTCAATGTGGTTATTTGAAAGCGAATCAATTGTACCTGAAGATAAGGGGGTTTTACCACAAACTTTTAGAGTTATAAGTGTCGAAGAACAAGATGGAATCAATTATGCAATATCAGCTTTAACTTATATACCTGGTAAGTACGACTTTATAGAATTAGGCATTGCTTTGCCCGAAAGAAAATTATCTTTATTGAATGACCCTAAAAATCCACCTGGAGATTTAACAGCATCAGAAATGGTAGTTGTAATAAATGCTCTTGCAACAACTAAAATAATTTTATCTTGGAAATCAGAGACAGGCGTAAGTCAATATCTTGTTCAATATAGATTTGAAAATACAAACTGGGTGAGTGAAACTGTATTTAGACCTGATTTTGAAATTATTGGAACGGAGGCTGGACAATATGAATTTAAAGTATTTTCTTACAATGCAGCTTTAAAATTATCAACAACCTCAACAGATTTAACATTTAATGCGGTAGGTAAAACTGCACCACCTGGAGATGTGCAGAATTTATCAATGGAGGCAGTTGATAGTAAATCAGTAAGACTTAGATGGACAAGATCTGTTGACCCTGATGTGTTACATGGTGGAAGAGTATATGTAAGACATAGCAATATTACAGATGGCACAGGTACGTTCCAAAATGCAGTAGATATTGTTACTGCATTAGCTGGAAATAGTACAGATGTGGTTGTTCCATCATTAGAGGGAGAATATATTTTAAAATTTCAAGATGACCAAGGAAATTTCAGCATTGGAGAGGCAAGTGTAATACAAGATTTACCTGATTTACTTGATACTCAAGTGATTTTACAAGACAGAGAAGATTTAGACTCTCCACCTTTTGCTGGTACTGATACAAATACAGCATTTAACAGTGGCGCAAGTGCATTACAACTTACTGATACATCAGTTGTAAAAGAAGGTAGTTACAGTCAGTCAGGAACCACAATAACTATTACAAATAAAGATACTGATGGTAATCCAGCAGCACATGGAATTAGCGTTGGTGAAACTTTACCGTTTAGATTCCCTGCTGCAATTCTTGGTAACAGAATAAATAATGTAAAGCCCAAAAATGGAAATTACACAATTGTAACAGTTCCCGATTCAAATACTTTAACAATTACTTCAGACCGTAGTGTTATAAATACTATAACTGGCGATGTTTTTATAGATCGAGGAAGAAGAGGAGAATATGCTTTTAAAGATATTTTAGATTTAGGTGCAGTATTTTCTCTTGACTTAAAAAGAGTTATTAGGTCTGTTGGTTTTGTACTTGGTACAGACATAGAAACTGTTATTCCAGCAGGATCTTTTTGGGACGGTTATGCGACTGATGGTAACTTTGACGGTGCAGCAGCAGATGAAGCAAACTGCCAAGTTTTAGTAGCGACAACAAACACTGCACCAAGTAACGGATCATCATATCAATCATCAGATTTTGCAAATAAAACTTTTAATAATTTTGCAAACGGAAGTTTTAGAGGTCGAGGATTTAGCTTCAAATTAATTTTAGAGACTACAAATAATGCACAAAATATGAACGTGCAGCAAGCAGGATATACAGCAGAATTTCAATCAAGAACTGAAAGAACTTATCAAATAGGAGGTGGTAATACATCTACCGCACCACAATCATCGGGAACTGGTGCAAATGGTTTAGATGTTACTTTTGGCTCTCCATTTTTTGTAGGAACAGCAGCTTTGGGAGGCGATAACGCTTTTAAACCCTCAGTCGGTATAACAATAATGGGTGCTGCTGCTGGTGAGTATTTTACAATTAAAACAGATGCTAATGGAAACTTTTTAAATGCAGCAGGTTCAATCGTAACTGGACAAGGTTTTAATATAAGTATTAAAGATGGTAGTAATAATCCTGTTAATAAGAAATTTACATTCCAAGCTGTTGGTTATGGTAAAGGGGTGTAATATGGAGAAAAGTATTTTTTAAATGGCTCAAGTTGCAGATTACAATATTGCCAACGCCTCTGGTGCTTCTGTAAGAAGTGACCTTAATCTGGTATTTGAAGCAATAAAAACTCTTAATAGTGGTGGAAGTGACCCAAGTAATCCACTAGCTTTCATGCCATATGTCGATACAGCAGATAATAATAATTTAAAAATAAGAAATTCATCAAATAATGGATTTACAACTATTGGACCTGTTGATACTGCAAATTTAGGATTATTACCTGCTGCTGGTGGAACAATGACAGGCCAGCTTCAAATACATAACAGCAATAGCTCTACATCTCCTGGATTATGTTTTAGCGGAGATACAGATACAGGTTTTCTTAGATCTGCTGCCAATGTTATTGGTGTAACTACTGCTGGAACTCAAAGAATGCTAATAGATCAAAACGGAGATATAGCATTAGGAGGAACTACTACTGTTTACAATAATGCAAAATTAGTTGTAAACAATGACACACAGGTAGTTGCCAGTTTTGAATGTCAAGCTGCTGATCCACAAATATATTTAGGTGATAATATGTCCTCGGCTGCAGATAATACCTTAATAATGGGCTATGACAGGGCAGAAAATAGAGGTTACTTAGTAATTGGTGGTGATGCTGATTTTGCTGGTTTAAGTGTTCAAAATGGTGGAAGTGTTGGGGTTGGCAAAGCAGCTACAACAGAAAAATTTGAATGTTCTCAGGCTATAAAGGCACAAGGTTCTGCTTCTAACTTTAACGCTGGTGGTGGAGGTACAATTATAGATTTTGGGGGTACTGTTGGAAGAATAGGAACTTGTCATGGAGGTACAAATAATAATCACCCTGTGACTTTCATAATGAGTGGTAGTGAAAAGGCTAGAATTTCAGAATCAGGTAAATTTTTAATTGGTGAAACTGTTGATATTACTGGTGCTGGAGGAACTACGGCAATGGCTATTGTAGGAGATTTAAGAATAAAAACTGCTGATACTGGATCTAGAAGAATTTATTTCAATAGAGGAACAAATAATTACAATATGCCAGCTACAGGAGGTGCTGCGATTGGGGTGGAAACCTTTACGGTAGCTGGTGGATATAACCAAGAGATATTTTTTGAAACTCATCATCAAGGAAACAGTCACGCAGAGAGGATGAGGATTGATAAGGATGGAACAGTAATAGTTAAACACAGTCAAGGAGCGGATGGTGCTCAAATACAAATTGTAAATACAGTATCAAACCCAGCAGGGCTTCATTTAAAATGCGATCACGGAAATTTTGCAATTTATAATTCCAGATTAAATGCCAACTGTCTTGAATTTATGGATGATGGTGTTACAAAAATGATGTTAAAGCCTACTACTAATACTTCTGGAACGCAACACGACCTTCAGCTACCTAATTCTGCTGGAACTTTAGTAAATTTCTTCACAGGATTTCATACAACTAATGTAAACGCACAATCACCTAACGCTAATAGACCAGGAATACATTTTGATGGTTCAACAATGTATATACATTCACCTAGTAGTAGTAGTGCATTTGAAGTTTGGACAAGTCATAACGGTAATGCTGGTTCCTCTTTGGCAAAAATACAACTCAGAATAAGTCAAAGTGGTGACGTTACAAATGTCAACAATAATTATGGTCATCTATCAGATGAAAAATTAAAACAAGATATAGTGGATTCTGGATCACAATGGAACGATATTAAAGCAATGAAAATTAGAAAATATAAGCTAAAAGATGCTGTTTCAAGTTTAGGCTTGGACAATGCTCCTATACATTTAGGAGTTGTTGCACAAGAATTAGAGGCTGCTGGTATGAGTGGTTTGGTAATTGACGTTCCTGATGTAGAAGATGGTGTCGATCAAGGTACTGTTACCAAATCTGTTAAAGCTTCAATTATATATATGAAAGCTGTAAAAGCCTTGCAAGAATCAATGGAAAGAATAGAAACACTAGAAACAAAAGTTGCTGCTTTAGAATCCGCCTAGTATATTAGAGAAATATATAAATTATTATGGCTGCTACTTGGTCAATAAAATTAGATGCTGAAAAATCATTAAATGGTTTAGCTGATGTTTGTACCTACTCTCATTGGAGAGTTGAAGATACGGAGACAGTTGATGGAGTAATTCATAGCGGTACAGAATATGGGCAACTGAAACTTGGAGAGGCAAGTTCTTCTAATTTTACTGAATATTCAAAAATTACAGAAGCAGATGCTATTGCTTGGACAAAAGAATTATTAGGTAGTGAAGAAGTAACCAGACTTGAAACAAGTGTTGCGACACAGATTACATCTTCTAAAGAAAGTAATATATCAGGTGGTACTCCTTGGATAACTTATTCATAATTGTTATCATATAAATAATGTTGTAAATAACTCATGGCAGTCGAACCAGGTACATATAATATGACTGTTCAAAGAAGATCAGATCATAGTATTCAGCTTATTTTTAAAGATTCGACAAGTAGTGCAATAAATTTGTCTGGATACACTGTTGCTGCTCAAGTATGGGACGAATCACGATCCAATAAATATGCAGATTTTGGTGTTACTTACACAAACAGATTAACTGGAACGGTTGATATAGCTTTAACAGATACACAAACAGCTACATTTACTCCAAATGTTTTAAAATATGACGTATTACTTACAAATCCAAGTGGTTTAAAAGAATATTATTTAGAAGGTAATATATTTGTATCAGAGGGTTACACAGCATGAACTCAGTTACTATTTCAGAAACAAAAAATACTGTTACTGTAAATGAAACCACGAATACTGTTACTGTCACTCAGGGTGACGCCACAACAGTTACGGTTGCAACTGAAGGACCCCAAGGACCTGTTGGTTTTCAATTCGATGAAACTAATAAAGTAAATGATTCTATTATTTACTATGACTCAAGTTCTGCTACATTTAAGGCAGACGCAACCACTACCAAACTAACACTCGTTGACGGGGGTAACTTTTAAAAATGGCTAATACAGTACGAATAAAAAGATCAACAGGGTCATCAGCACCTACAAGTCTTGCAAATGCTGAAGTAGCTTTTGCTGAAGGTAGTAAGAAACTCTTTATCGGTATTGGAACGGGTGGAGCAGGAGGGTCTGCTACAAGTATTGAAGCGATTGGTGGTTCTGGTAGTTTTGCTGATTTATTTACAAGTAGAACACAAAATACATTTTTAGCTGCACCAAATGGTAGTAACGGTGCTGCAACATTCAGAGCTATGGTAGCTGCTGACGTACCATCATTAGCTCATACAAAGATAAGTGATTTTGATACAGGTGTTAGAGCGAATAGATTAGATCAAATGGCTGCACCAACTGGTTCAGTTTCATTAAATAGTCAGACAATAACTGATGTAGCTGATCCTGTTAATGCTCAAGATGCTGCTACAAAAGGATTTGTAGAGGCTACTTCACAAGGTTTAGATGTAAAAGATAGCTGTAAAGCAGCAACAACAGGAAACATAACAATATCTACTGCTCTTAATAACGGAGACACCTTAGATGGTGTCACTCTTGCAACTAATGATCGTGTTCTTGTCAAAGATCAATCAACAGCAAGTCAAAACGGTATTTACATTGTTGGATCGTCCCCAGCTAGGGCAGATGATTTAGCTGCTGGTGCAGACGCAGCAGGAATGTTCACTTTCGTAGAACAGGGAACTGTAAATGCGGATAATGGTTTCGTTTGTACCAGTAATAAAGGATCAGCAGTTGTCGGCACTAATAATTTAACTTTTGCACAATTCTCTGGTGCTGGTCAGATTACAGCAGGTGATGGTTTAGATAAATCTGGTAATACGCTTTCTCTTGACCTCAAATCGAATGGTGGACTTGCTTTTGAAAGTACTGAACTTGCTTTAAATCTTTCTGGTAATGCTATAACGGGAACACTAGCAGTTTCCGATGGTGGTACAGGTGCAACATCAGCATCAGCAGCAAGAACGGCTCTTGGTTTAGTGATCGGAACTGACGTTGAACCACACAGCGATAAACTGACAGAGCTTGCAACAATGGGTCAGACAACAGCTAACTCTTTAGCTGATTTGAGTGATACTGAAGTTCAAATTCTTGATGGAGCAACAGTAACAACTGCTGAGTTAAACATTTTAGATGGAGTTACATCCACCACTGCTGAGATTAATATTCTTGATGGAGTCACTGCAACAACTACTGAACTAAATATTATGGACGGTAATACGTCAGCAACATCTACAACTTTAGCTACAACAGATAGATTGGTAACAAATGACGCTGGAACAATGAAACAGGTTGCTTTAAGTGATCTGGTTACATTTCTTGAAGACGAAAGTGTATCAACTTTTAATATAGATGGTGGAACTTATTAGCCATAGGAGGTTAAGCCAGTGGCTAATGAAATCAAATTAAAAAGAGGTTCTGGAAGCGATCCAGGTGCTAGTGATTTAGTTGTAGGTGAAGTTGCTCTAAGAACTGATAATGGTAAATTATTTACAAAGAAGGATAATAATTCTATTGTAGAGATAGGAACAGGCTTATCTGACGGAGACAAAGGAGATATAACAGTTTCTAATAATAGTGGAACTTTTACTATTGATAATGGAGTTGTCAATAATGCAAAAGTAGCTTCTGATGCAGCGATAGCAGGGTCAAAGATTTCTCCTGATTTTGGTTCTCAAGATATAGTTACTACTGGTCATATAGATTTACCAGATGATTCAAAAGTTAAACTTGGCAATAGTGATGATTTAGAGCTATACCATACGGGTGGACACAGCATAATTCATAATGACACTGGTTATTTACGTTTAATGGCTGCTGGTTCTGGAGTAACCATCAGCAATGGAGATAATACCTCAACTATGGCGACCTTTGTGAAAGGAGGGTCAGTAGAGTTATATCATAATAATGTTAAAAAAATAGAAGTAACAAGTGATGGAGCAACTTTAACAGGTCGTCTTTCACCTGCTGCTGATGATAGTTATGGATTAGGACAAGCAAGTTTACGTTGGGCTAATTTATTTTTATCTGGAGATATTGATTTATTAGATAACGATAAAGTAAAGTTCGGAAATAGTGATGATATGCAAATATATCACAATTCAACTAACTCATTTATTGATAATACTAATGGAAATCTTGAAATACGATCAAATGAAGTTCGTATAAAAGATTATAGTGAAGGTGATAATATGATTTATGCCTCTAGAGATGGGGAGGTGCGTTTATATTTTGCGGGTAGTGAAAAATTAAACACAACAAATACAGGAATTGAAGTAACTGGAAATGCAATAATTACAGGTGATATAGGCATTGGCACGTCAAGTCCAGAAGATTTTGGTGGAGGACACGCAACAATAGAGCTTTCTGGTTCAACTAATGCAGAAGGAGGAGTATTTAAGTCAGCTACAGCAGGTTCGGCTGGTTCTGGTAGCTCTGGAACTGAAATGCTTATGTTTACTACAAGTAGTGAAGGTGGTGTAATTGCAGTAACGAGTGCAGATAATCTACTTTTTAAAACATCAAACTCTACAAGGGCAACAGTAGATTCAAACGGACAGTTCTTACTAGGAACAACAACTCAGAATAATAATGCAAGATTACAAGTTTCAAATGCGAATCAAGTAGTAGCTTCATTTGAATCAACTACTCACGATCCACAGATATATATTGGTGATGATATGTCATCTCCTGTTGATAATGTTTTTATCATGGGATATGACAGAGCAAATAATTTTGGTTATTTCACAGTTGGCGGTGATGGCACTACTAGCTTAACTGTTACAAATGGAGGGCCAGTTGGTGTGGGCACAAGTGCTCCCGTAGAAAAGCTCGGAGTAGGTGGAAGTATTAGATTAGTTACTGCAACCGATAGCACAAACAGAATCAACTCATTACCTTCTGGTAGTTATAGTCCTGGTGTATCAGGTGGTTGTGCAATAAGTTTTATAAGATTTACTGATGGTGGTGGCGGTAGTGATGAAATAGCATTTGAAACTCATCATCAAGGAACAAGTCATGGAGAGGTTGCAAGATTTAATAAAGACGGAAAATTAGGGCTTGGGACCACCTCGCCCAGTTATCCGATTTCGATAGTAAAAGCTGGCGGTGGCGACAGTGCAACATTAGGTATACAGAATACTCAATCTGGTCCAGCAGGGATTCATTTATTAAGTGCTCATGGTAACTGGTCTATATTCAATTCTGCCACTGTTGCAAACAATTTTGAAATAAGAGATGACAGTTTATCAGTTTTTTTAATTGACACGAACCACGATATAAAAATTAGCGATGGCACGACTGCAAGAAATCAAATAGTTTCAGATCACTCTGACGCTGCTGGAGCTTTGAATAGAAAGGGTTATCACATGACAGATGGACCTGGGGTTGTTCATTCTCCTGGTGGAAATAATAATGATAGGTCTTTTGAAGTATGGAATAGTCATGCAGGACAAGCAGGATCATCAATGGCTGCAAGAGCTTTTCAAATACTTGCACAAGGAAGTGTTTTAAGTAAAAATAATGTTTTTTCACAATTATCAGATGAAAAACTTAAGCAAGATATAGTAGATTCTGGATCGCAGTGGGATGATATAAAGGCTGTAAAAGTTAAAAAATTTAGGTTTATAGAAGAGGTAACTAATTTAGGAGAAGATAAAGCTGTAACACAGATTGGTGTTGTAGCACAAGATTTGGAAGTGGCTGGTATGAATGGCCTTGTAGATGAGTTACCAGACATTATTGACAATGTAGATCAAGGCACAGTTACTAAGTCAGTTAAATATTCTGTATTGTATATAAAAGCAATTAAGGCATTGCAGGAGGCAATGACTAGAATAGAAACTTTAGAAAGTGAAGTTGCTACACTTAAAGCTGGCTAAAGACAAGTAATATTATTTAAGCTATAGTTTAATAAAAAACTATGCAAAGCATTACTGAAAAGCAAATCCTTGAATGGAAAGAAGAGCTTAAAGTTCACAAAGAAAGATTAGAACAAGCACAAATAGTTGTTCAACAAGAAACCAAATTCATCTCAATGGTTGAGGGCGGTATTCAGTTTGGGGAGATGTTGTTGAAAAAGAACGAGTCAGAATCCCCATCATCAAGTAAAGAGGAGATAAAGCCACAATCAAAAACAGCACAGTCAAACTAAGCGGTGCTGCTAATTTTATTAAAACTTCTTTTAACATAAATGTTTCAAAAAATAGCTAATGTTTTGAGTATCATCTCATTCGTAATGGTAGCTTCTATGAGTGGTGGAGCGTACTTTGGTTACAAGTATGTAACTTCAGAACAGTTTAAATCAAGAGTAATGAATGAGATTCTTGGTAATGTACAAGGTATGATGCCAAAATTACTGGATCAAGGCTTACCTAAAATAACAGGTCCATCTATGCCAATTATCAAATGAACTGTTGGCACTGTAAGACAGAATTAATTTGGGGTGGAGATCATAGTTTAGATGAAGAAGATTATCCATTAAAGTCTGGAGAATACAGCATGATAACTAATTTATCCTGTCCCAAATGTCATTCTTTTGTAGAAGTATATTTACCAAGAAATGCCTACGATTGAAATACCTGATATAAGTATTCGTGAGGTACACATCCCAGACGTTCCAGAAATATATACTCCTCATTACTTAAGTATTACAAAACCACCAGAAATAGATGTTCCTGGTTGTACCTATCAACATCGTGATATAAAAAATACTGGTAATCGTAATTTATTATTGGAAGATCCAAATGGTGTATTTACAACGTGTGATTTTCCATTCCCTAGTTTTGTACCTCTTGACTATACACCTGAGAATATGGTCATT